AAGTGTTTGAATTGTGCGAACAACGTAATATTCCCACATACACAGAACTGATTCTAGGACTGCCCGGTGAAAGTCTTGACTCTTGGAAAAAGAACTTTTGGACTTTGTTTGAAATGGGCAACCATACTGGGCTCACTGTGTTCCAAGCACAGTTGCTGGAAAATGCTGAGATGAATCTGTTACAAAAGAAATTGTTCAAGATTACCAGCCAGCCAGTTACCGATTATTTTTCCGGATCTTACAGCAATGAACATGTGATTGAAAGCATTGATATCATTACTGGAACCAAAGATATGCCGTTTGATCGCATGTTGGATGCACACATCTTCTCGTGGTTTATTAACACATTCCATGTGAATGGTGTCAGCACATTGTTGTCAAGATTGGTACGCAAATATTTAAATGTACCTTACGGCGAATTCTACGATAACCTGTTTGAATTTATTCAAACTGACCCGTGGTTATACCACGAGCAGGAACAGGTACGCATGTACTACACAAACTGGATGACCCGTGGCAAAATTGATCACCCTGACATTGGTATAGAAATCCACGGATGGAATCTCATACATCGCACCATATTAAATATGCATCTAGAAAAACAATACAGCAATATTTTTGATGTGTTAGAAAGATTTATGGCTAGATACGACTTGCCCAAGAACTTACTAGATAATATAATGAAATTTCAACGCAGATATCTAGTGGCCTACGATGCTATGAACACCTACCCTGAAGATATGAAACTGGATTACAACATCTGGGAATACCTTACATTTGATCATGACTTGGTTGAAGAACCCAGTGTGTATCGTTTGGAATTCCCCGAAGACAAGACCATGAGCTTTGCTCGTTTCCTTGAACTGTTTTATTTTGCTCGTCGTAGAAACTTTGGCAAAGCCATGGTAGAAACTGTAAACGATGCTGTGAAAGTAATTAACCGAGCCAAACGCGGCCAAGCCAGTGCTCGCGCTATCACAGCATAAAAATAATTGCGAGAGAAGTTATGGATACTGAATTTAAGTATGATATCAGTGTGCTGTTGCCCACACGAGGGCGTACTACTGCACTGAGGCGAAGTGTACAATCACTTTACGATAATGTAGCCAACCCAAAATCAATACACATAATGCTGGGATTTGATCAGGACGATCAAGTGGGCACAGATTATTTCAATAACAATTTGAAACCTTGGTTGGATTCTATTAGAGCTAACTATACTGCAATGAAATTTGAACCCATGGGGTATATTCGGCTAAACGAATATGTGAATGCCATGGCACGGATGGTCAAATCTCGTTGGTATATCATTTGGAATGACGATGCAGTAATGCAGACGCCTGCATGGGATAGTGAAATTATGAAACATGACGGCCAATTTAAACTATTGGCTTTTTGCACACATAATTTGCATCCTTACAGTATATTTCCTATAGTACCACGCAAGTGGTTAGAATTGCTAGGATATCTTTGCCCACATCAAATTTCCGATGCATGGTTGAGTCAACAAGCCTACATATTAGATGTGTTTGAACGTATACCAGTCAATGTGGTACATGAACGTTACGATCTCACAGGAAAAAATAAAGATGCTACTTTTAACAACAGACCCATGCTCGAAGGCAATCCCAAAGACCCTAGAGATTTTTTATACATGGATGTGATAGAACTACGATACAACGATTGTAGGAAAATTGCTGCATACATGGAAAGTATTGGCATGAGTACTGAGTTTTTTAAAAATGTACTTAGAGGTACACAAGATCCTTGGGAGAAACTCAAGATCAATGATGTAAATCATCAACAATCACAATGGAGCATGGAGATCAAACGATCTATCATAGAAGGATAATTAATGACTGACGAAAATCTTGAACAGCGCATCATACGCTACTGGGACAATCAACCTTGTAATATCTTGCATGGTACTAGCGAAGTAGGAACATTGGAGTTTTATCAGCAAGTGTCTGAACGTAGATATCGCGTGGAATCGCACATGAGAGAATTTGCTGGGTTTCATCTTTGGCAAGGCAAACGTGTGTTAGAAATTGGTTGCGGTATAGGAACTGATGCTGCTGAATTTGCAAGATACGGTGCAGATTACACTGCTATTGATATCAGTCCCAAGACTGTTGAATTGGCTCAGCAACGATTCAAAGTTGAAGGTCTAGAAGGTCAATTCATCTGTGGTGATGCTAGTGATCCTGCGGTATATCAAGGCTTGGGTAAGTTTGATTTGGTATACAGTTGTGGAGTCATGCATCATTTTCCACGCATTAATAGTATGATACAAAATGCATATGACGTATTGGTGCCTAACGGTGAATTTAGATTTTTAGTGTACGCCAAGAACTCCTGGAAATACAGTATGATACGTAAAGGTCTAGATCAATTTGAAGCACAAAATGGTTGTCCATATGCCAAGGCCTATACCAATGAAGAGGTATATGAGTTACTAGGTGAACAATTCCATATTGAACGTTTGCGTCAAGCACATTGTTTTATGTACAATGTGCCAGCTTACAAGCAAGGTAGATATGAATTAGAACCTTGGTTTGAAGCCATGCCCGCCGAAATGCGAGATGCCATCAAAGAATATCTTGGTTGGCATTTGTTGGTCAAAGCCCGGAGAACATGAAACGACTGTTTGCATTTGGTTGCAGTTTTACCAACTATCGTTGGCCTACTTGGGTAGATTGTTTGGAGCCCGAGTTTGACCAAACACAGAATTGGGGGCAAGCTGGCGGCGGAAATCACTACATATTCAATTCAGTAATGGAATGTGATCAACGCCATACGTTTGGCCCTGGAGACACTGTGGTTGTGTGTTGGACCAGCATAGATCGAGAAGATAGATATGTAGACCATCGTTGGCATACTCCGGGCAATGCATATTTTGCCAAAACAGTATATCATCCAGACTATATTCGTTCACACATTGATGAGCGAGGATTTTTAATACGAGATTTGGCGTATATCAAAGCTGTCAAAACATTGTTAGAATCACGACTTGGTGTCAATTGGAAATTTTTAAGCATGGTTGAGATCATGGCAAGACCCAATGACAACGACAATGTGAGTCAATATCGTGATGTCATGCGACTGTATAGTGATGTACTAGATTGCATTTTACCCGGATACGATAAAACAGTTTTTAAAAACAACTGGCCCAAACCTGGACCTGACCCACACCCTAGCCCGGAAGAACATTTGGCTTATTTGGATGCAGTATTGCCAGGTTGGGTGACAAAACCACAAACTCGTGTTAAAATGCACGAAGCCAGTATCAATCTAAATAAAGATCCAAGATATTCAGGAATGACCAAGGTAACAAGATTATGAGCAAAATTAAAATAGCAGAACTATTCTACAGCATACAAGGCGAAGGCAGATACATGGGTGTGCCCAGTGTGTTCTTACGCACATTTGGTTGCAATTTCAAATGTGCAGGCTTTGGTATGCCGCGTGGTGAATCGAGTGCGGAAGCAGAATTTATTGACCCTGCAAAATTCCGCACGTACAACGAATTACCATTAGTAAGCACAGGGTGTGATAGTTATGCATCATGGGATCCACGGTTTAAAGACCTAAGCCCAATGCTGACTACAGATGCAATTGTAGAACGCATTATGGAAATACTTCCGCATGGTGAGTGGCGTGATGAGCATCTTGTGATCACAGGTGGCGAGCCATTGCTGGGATGGCAACGACAATTTCCAGACTTGCTGGATCATCCCAAAATGGCAGGACTCAAAGAGATCACCTTTGAGACCAATGGTACCCAAAAACTAACAGAAAAATTTGCAGGTTATTTGCATACATGGAAATGTCATCATTATTATGATTTCCGTAGAGAGATCACATTCAGTGTCAGTGCCAAACTGCCTGTGAGTGGTGAGCCATGGAAAGATGCTATCCGTCCTAAGACTGTGTTGGATTATGAAGATTACGGAACGGCATATCTGAAGTTTGTGATTGCCACTGAAGAAGATTTAGCAGATGCAGAACGTGCAGTTGAAGAATATCGCAAAGTTGGGTTTACTGGACATGTTTATATCATGCCCATTGGCGGTGTTGAAAGTGTGTATGCATTGAACAACAAGAATGTAGCACTATTGGCCATGCGTAAAGGTTGGCGTTACAGTGATCGATTACAGGTGCCGTTGTTTAAAAACGAATGGGGCACCTAAAGAAGTGGCCGACAAGTCAAATATAATAAAAGGCCGCAACAGTTACGATAGTACCAGTACAGGATCGCTTGTTCCTTTTTTAAATAGAAATGTTACCCCTTACGCTACCGAGAGCAGTGGTCCTAAGTTTGATTTGATTCCGGTCACTGAGCAAAAAGATCTAATGATCAATCATGCTAGGATGTATGCCCAGCAAGAGTATGATCGTATAATGACCTTGGTTCATGTGTTGGAAGACCAAGCAAGACAAATCAAACGTAGATTAGAAATAACAGATGCTGTACACGGAGCAGAGTTTCAGTTCAAACTGGTAATGGGCAACTGCTACTGGTTAGTTTGGGAAAAAAGACTAGAAAAAATGTTGCTGGTTCATAACGGACCAACTAACTGGAGCAGTAGTGCTCCGGAAGATTATGAGTATGTGGCACAAGTAAAGTACATGGGCGACCATACTTGGATGGAAATAATAGAAGATCAAGGATCATGACATGAGCGAAACCAAAAAACGAACAGTGGTAAGAATGCTTACCTATAGATTAACTGCGTGGGTGTTTACAATTTTTTGGACATATCTATTCACACATGACCTAGGATCCTCAACAGGATTTGCCACAGTGTTACATGTTTTGTTGAGCATAGATTATTATATTCATGAAAGAATATGGTTAAAAATTAAATGGGGAAAATTAGATGAACAAAGAACTGCTTAAAAAATTTCAGCTTGAAGCTGGCGGTAGTCATTATCCTAGTATCAATCCACAAATGCAAGAGCAATTTGCAAAATTGATTGTTAACGAATGCATTGACATTTGCGAACAAGGCACAGCTACTCAAACAACCAGCTCAGGTGCTGCCAGCATGATCCGGCAACACTTTGGTATGGATCCTGGTGCTGGTCCGCTGACTGACTGGAGTTAGTATGGGACTACTTGATATTTTTCGAAAAAAACCACTACAGGTGCCAGAGCCAAAAGCACCAGTGGTACCTAAAGTTCGAGCGCCTAAAGAAGAACCCAAGTCTGCTAAACAACTGGCTACCGAAGCAAACGAGCCATATGTAGCTGTGTTGCGGATGGATGTGGATCCCAACAATTTGCATCAAGGTGCATTTGAATTAGACTGGAATGAGATCTTCGTGGCACGACTGGTCAAGGCAGGATACATGATCAAAAAAGATGATGCTGATTCAGACATAGTGGACCGTTGGTTCCAAAATGTATGTAGACATGTGGTCATGGAAACATGGGAACAAGAACAAGCTATCAAGAATTCCGGAGTGTATGTACAGTCAAGAAATATCGGCGATGGCCGAAGCGAGATATCATGATATTCAATCACATCAAACAACTCAAAGCTGAAGGCAAACGCATTGGCATCACATTCAGTACATTTGACATGTTACATGCTGGCCACATTGCCATGTTAAGTGAAGCCAAGAATCACTGTGACTACTTGATTGCGGGTTTGCAAACTGATCCCACAATAGATCGACCAGATACCAAAAATCATCCTGTGCAAAGCATTGTAGAACGTCAAATACAATTGGCTGCATGCCGTTATGTGGACGAAGTTGTGGTGTATCAAACTGAACAAGACCTGTGTGACTTGCTGTTGATCTTGCCTGTAGATGTACGTATCTTGGGTGTGGAGTATGAAAATAAACAATTCTCAGGTGATGAAGAATGTTTCAAACGTAATATCAAACTGATATTCAACAGCCGTGATCATTCATTCTCCAGTTCAAGCCTGCGACGACGTGTGGTCGCAGCCGAGAGTCACAAGGTGCTTGCACAAAAATGATATTGTACGTAAATGGATGCAGTCATTCTGCGGCTGCAGAAGCTGCCGGTCCATGGGGTTGGGCGTGTGATGATGGCAAATATTGGGAACATGGAAACACCGAACCTCACCCAAGAAATTTAGCAGTGAGCTATGGCCAACGTATAGCAACTGCATTAAATATCAAATTGATTTGCCAAGCAAGTTCGGGTGGCAGTAATGATCGTACTATTAGAGTTACTACAGATTGGATTAATAATAATCCTGATCAATTGGCTGATATTTTTATAATTTTACAGTGGACCACCTGGGAACGAGAAGAATGGTTTCACGAAGGTGCGTGGTATCAAGTTAATGCTTCAGGTGTAGACAGTGTTCCACCTGCATTGGTTGACCGTTACAAAGAATACATAACAAATATCAATTGGGAAATTAAAACAAAGCAAGCCCATAGTAAAATTTGGGCTATGCACCGATATCTTGAATCTTTAGATATACCGCATTTGTTTTTTAATGGGCAAAGCACTTTTAGCGATATATCATTGCTAGACCAAAAAGACTGGGGTACAAGTTATATACATCCGTATTCTCAAGCGCATTCTTACCATAATTGGTTAATAAACAACGGTGGCACGTATTCTAATGCCAAAAGTTACCATTTTGATGCCAAAAGTCATAGACTTTGGGCCAATTATGTGTTACAATACATTAATGATAACAACTTGATTGTGCCCAATGAAATATCTACTGATTGATACAGCTAACATGTTTTTTCGTGCGCGGCACAGCGCTCACCGAGCATCTGATTCGTGGACCAAACTGGGGTTTGCATTGCACGTCACATTGATGGCAGCAAACAAAGTGGCTCGTAGATTTGATGCAGATCATGTGGTATTCGCACTAGAAGGACGCAGCTGGCGCAAAGACCATTACAAGCCATACAAAGCCAATCGTGCTGTGGCACGTGGTAAGATGACCGAGACTGAAGCTGAGGAAGACAAGCTGTTTTGGGAAACTTATGATGAGCTGACCCAATATCTGAGCAACAAGACCAATTGCAGTGTTATACGCCATGCCCAGGCCGAAGCAGATGATGTGATTGCACGATGGATTGCATTGCACCCCCAAGACGAACACATAGTGGTCAGTTCAGACACTGATTTTGTGCAACTGATCGCACCCAATGTTCAGCAGTTCAATGGCATCACAGACGAACTGATCACACTGGAAGGAATATTTGATGCTAAGGGTAACGCTGTTAACGATAAAAAAACTAAACAGCCAAAGACCATCCCGGATCCGGCCTGGCTGCTGTTTGAGAAGTGCATGCGTGGCGACAGCTCAGACAATGTGTTTAGTGCATATCCAGGAGTTCGTGAAAAAGGCACAAAGAATAAAGTTGGTCTCCGTGAAGCGTTTGCTGATCGAGACAAACGCGGATATTCTTGGAACAATCTCATGTTGCAACGTTGGACCGACCACAAAGGTGCTGAACATCGTGTGCTAGACGATTACGAACGCAATCGCACCTTGATTGATCTTACTGCTCAACCCAATGAAATCAAACTGTTGGTAGACACAGCCATCCGTGAACAGATCAGTCACAAGGATGTGGGACAGGTGGGCACACATTTCTTGCGATTTTGCGGCAAATACGATTTGGTCAAACTCAGCGAATCTGCAGACAGCATTGGTCGCTGGTTGAACAAAACATACACAGGAGAACTAGATGATATTAGCAATGCCAGTAATAGCTGACCGCTATTGGATACTTAAAAAAGACAATCGCAAGGTTGGGCAAATTGAAGCACAGGACGATGGTTATACTGTCAAAATCAGCAACACAGTAAAAAAATACAAGACCATCAAGATGATGGATCGAGACATTGAGTTTGTACCGGCTGTTGAAGTCCGACCCAATCCAGAAAATCAAGTGTATGGATACGACACTGGACAAAAAGTATTCAATGCCATGTGGGATATACAACATCGATTGCCGCTGTTCACACAAGAAGAAAACAGCAAGAGTTGGTTTGCTGCTGGATGGTACTATGTCAAAAAACATCGCGCCTGGAAGATGGTACAGAATCCCAAACTGATCACACTACAACGATACAGCTATCAAGGCCCGTATCACAACAAAGAAGAAGCTGTTGCTAAAGGAACACCATGATACTCAACCCATTCAAAGACCAAGAAAAATTCATGCTGGCTTGTGACCAAAGTGTCACGGGAGATCAAGCACAATTTGACATGTACATCAATTTGATTGCAGAAGAATTTCAAGAACTACAAGACGCCGACACCGACGTAGACACACTGGATGCATTAATTGACATCCTAGTTGTCACAATTGGTGCCATACACAGCATGGGTGCTGATGGCGAACGTGCCTGGATTGAAGTCATGCGTAGTAACTTTGCCAAAATTGATCATGACTCTGGCAAGGTACGCAAACGTGAAGATGGCAAAGTGCTCAAGCCCGAAGGATGGACACCGCCTGATCTGGAACAATTTTTGAGAAAGAACTAGTATGAGCTTGCACATAAATCGTTTTGTAGATAGCATCAAAGCACACGAATCGCGCAATCAACGTGATTTTACCATGACCATGAGAGATGCCAAAGATCTGCATGCAGACATAACCAAACTGCTGCTGACTCTGGAAACCATGCGAGCTCCTGCTGCTAGCAAAAACGAAGCTGTTTCAATAGAACTTGATGGTGGAAGTTTTAAATCTGCATAGATTATGTGATAAATAATGCTATGAGCAGGCCACGTCCACAGGTGTTAATTGAACACACCAATAAAGTAACTTACAAAACAGAACAAGTTTTAGCAAGTGAAGGAGTGTGGGCAGTGTTTTATGATGCCAAACCCATCAATCTCAAAACCAGTCACATGCTCACACAGTACCCCGGACCCAAGTACAAAAAAGTAAGTTTTTCAAATCCAGGACATGCTAAGAATTTGGCCCGCAAACTCAATACTCAATTCAAGACTGACAAGTTCACAGTGGTCTTGCTAACTCAGGGGTCACAAGTATACCCCGATGTCACATAAACTCTATTACACTCAGCAACTGCTGAAACAATTGCCCGATGATGACCGGCCAACTGAAGACACGGCCATGAAAGAATGGTGGCAAGATATTCGAGAAGATAGTGGGTTACGATTGAGTTGGGAAGGATATGCAATCATGAATCAATTGGAAATAGAATCTTGGTCATTTGATACTGATTTTGCAATAGGGCCAGGACAGTTGATATTGTTAAACAACAAACTTTCTTGTCCGTATTTTATCATAATGGGCAAAAAAATGTTGGCTAAAAAACAGCCTCAAATAATAATGTATGGCAGCCAAGAAGCCACCATGTATGCGTTGTATGGGGATTTGAAACGTTTCTTAAAATATTTAAAGAGTATCTAAATGAATATAGGTTGTGATATAATTGCTGTGGCAAGATTTCAAAATTGGCCGGACAGAAAAGTTCAAAGAATTTTCAACGATCAAGTTTACACACAATGGGTTCAACGTCGTCGTCGCCCTGAATACCTAGCTTCACGTTGGGCAATCAAAGAAGCCATATTCAAATGCTGCGGTATTTTGGAAAATGTCATCAATGATGAAAATGGACAACCAACCAGCGCAAATTGCAGTGTTTCATCCACTCATGATGGTGGTATGTGTTGGGCGATTGCAGTTCGAGCAATTGTAGATTGACCATAAATAGTTTTCCTGTTATAATATACTTTAGGGACCTTAGCTCATTAGGTTAGAGCAAGCGACTCATAATCGCTGGGTGGTGTGTTCGAATCACACAGGTCCCACCAAACAACTGGCGTTCGTATAATGGATAATACAGGGGATTTCTAC